GGAGATAATAACTCTACTACTTTAAGAAAAGGTTTTAAAAATACTTATGCAGAAGGTTCTTTTGATAATTTAGGTTTACAACCTATACCTGGTATTACAGGAATTACAATAGGTACAGGAGGAAAATGGCAAACTTTAATGCAGGCCGATATTGAATTTATTTGTTATAATTTAGATCAACTTGATATAATGTCTAAACTTTATATGAGTTTAGGTGTTACTTGTTTTTTAGAATGGGGGCATGTACCCTATTTAAACAATAGTGGTAATTTAGTAAATAACCCAACAAACATAAATTTCTTTGGAGAAGAAGATAAATTAAATTTAATTAAATCTATAACTAAAAAAAGAGAAGAAACTGATGGTAATTATGATGCCTTTTTAGGTACTGTTTATAATTTTAGTTATGAAGCAGATAAAGATGGAGCTTATCTTTGTAAAACTCAACTTATGGGTTCTGGAGGAATGGTAGAATCTTTAAAAATTAATACTTCTTTTAATATTGATTTTTCTGCAACATATTTTCTAGGCATATAGTGTATATCTACACCATACATCTTCAACTGTTCGTTGATTAATGATTGAACAAGATTTTGCTCTCCTGTCGATCCCTGTTGAAAAAATGGGTTAAGTGCCATGATCTTAACCTATCATATCTAATGGAGGAAGCTCATAAGTATTGGACATAATTTCTGCAATATCTTCTAATTCCTTTACTCCATCCTCATATATTTCTCTACCATTAAGTTCTACTCCACCAGGAAGTTTTACCCCTTGGAATTTAATTAAATTTTGTCCCCATTGTTTCTTAACAAGAGCAACGAGATATTTCTTTAGAAATGAATCATTCCAAACTCTTTCATAATCACTAGGATCCAATGTTCTAAAAGTATCAAGTACTAAGTAATCTCCAGCATTAACACTAGACCAATCAATATCAACATATAATCTATCTTGCCTCTTATTAAATCTTATTTGCTTTTCTGTCGTCAATAAAAAATTAATATCTTCTAGATATGTCTTGGTCATTGCATATGAAAGAAGTTCAGTAGATCCCCAATAATACACATCATTCAAAAATAACTGATACTTAACACTGAACATATTATTTGTTATAGTGTTACTTCCATCAAAATGAAATATCTTTGTAACTCCAATAATAGATGGTGGTACAGGAAGATAATTACTATTTTCTTCAAAATTAAATTGAGTTGTTACTCCAACTGTTTTATTTACTGTTGTGGTAACAATTCCTACATTAGATAATTGCGCCTGATCTGAACCCCTTGCTCTTCCTCTGTCACAATCTTCTTGTGTTATCTTATACTTCATGTATGCTTGATACACACCATCAAAATGACGTTCTTGGAAATACTGAACAGCATCGTCTACAAGATCATCTATTTGCTCATCTGCAACATTAATCTCTAATACAGGAGCGCCAAGTTTCCTTTTAGTATATTCAATTAACTCAGATCTAGTGGAAGGTTGCGCCATTTACTCATCTACTATTTTAGATATTTATGCTGCCGACGATATGCCAGGTATAACTAACACATCTCCTGATACTATTCTATATGTAGTAGAACCAGAACTTACGTTAACATCATAAACATATCTTCCTTCTGGTATAGTTCTTGTTCTACTTTTACCGAGAGAAATTTTAAATACTCCTCCTGCAGCACTAGTAAATCCAACTGCAAAAGTCTCTATTGCATGTGATGATGATCCAATAGAAACACTTTTAGCTAATTGTGAAGATCCTGTCCAACTAGTAAAATCAAAAGCAGCTCCTGAAGTATTTACAACAGTATACTCACTATTGAAATCAGCACCAGTATTTATGTTAAGATTGACTCCGTAAGCAACCCCAGAACTAGGGTCAAAAGTAATAGTATTTTTAGCCATTTACTAATTTGCCAAGTAAACTTTTAATTTCATTAATATCATCCTTTAAACGTGCTAAGTCAGATTCCATAGCATCAATTTTATTATCTTTTCGTGCTTTAGAATTACGAAGAGACATGTACTGATTATATTGACTATTATCAGTATTTAATATAGCTCCAGATTGTTCATCTCGAACTAAATTAACATGACCTTCTACATCTAGGTATCCCATATCAGGCAAGTGCAATTACTCTCAAATCTTTAATCCGAGGTGGATTAGCTTTGTTTGTAGAAGTTCCTATAAGTTTGATTCCAAAATATCTAAAATTGGGAAGATTATCAATAGTATATTCATAATCTTTATAAACTACTTCACGACTTATATATGCAAGTTTATCAGTTTTAGGAACCAACTTATCAGGCAATCCATTATTGTTTGCTGGATTTATAACTTGTCCACTTTCCAAGAGATTTGTATGTCCTGGGAATGGGTTATAAACAAACTCTTCATTAGGATCATTACTAATTGCATAGAAAGCTCTAATATCATTAAAGAGATTGATATGTCCAGTCATATAAATCTTAATCGCAGTTGCTGGATTCTCTAAAGAAACAGGAACAGAAGCATAAACAAAAGCATTAGGATCATCAATTAGAGTAGAAACTCTATTATCAGTTACATAATTTGTAATAGGATTATTAACCCTATTAGATGCAAGAATTACCGCAACTCTATCCAAATCAACCATTGGAGAAAGTGATAATTCTCCAGTGAACAATTCTAAGTTCATTGTAAATGATCTATTATTTACAATGTTTGGTAATGAAGTTGTTTCATTGAGACGAGAAGCAATCATTCTAGGTGAATTTAGATAATTATTCGTAGTCAAACTAATTGTTTCAAATGGTTTTTCTACAAATGGAGTTTCTGATCCACCAACACTGCTTCCAGTAACAGTTCTAATTTGAGCATTAACATTAGTTCCAACAGGAGTAATGTTCTCAACAATAGGTCTTACAATTTCAAAAGGTATATTTTCAGTAGACTTAATAATAGAACCTCCAATAGATCCTGATTCGTTGAAATGAAGTTGTGGATAAGTAGATACTCCTGCAGATCTGTCTAAACCATTTTCAGACATATCGATCTTGACGTTATAGTAATCCAATCCTATAGGATCAGTTACTGTTGCATCTGCTAAATTGTGATCTTTATTAATTCTTCTTAATGAAACACCAGATAATTGATATTTTCTAACAGATGAATTTATAGGATGAAGTTGTGGAATAGTTCCATCAATACCCCTAGTTGTTATTCCAGTAAGACTATTACCAGAAACACCAGTATAAGAGATAAGTTCATCTCCAACCATTGCATAACCAATATTTGTTGTTCCAACTCCAACGTTTTCAAAGGTTGTAAATTCACTTGCGTCTTCAATAGAGAATGAACCAACTGCAGATGCATCATATTCCGTTGTTAATAATGTAGAAGGAATATCAGATTGAACTCCATTAATAGATACGGAGTTCTGAGTAGAATACATTCCATGATTTAAATGATTTACTTTTATATGTAAACCATCAGAAACAGATGTTGGTGCAGATGAAAGAAGAACATTGCCACTAAATTCACCATTCAAAGTTGTAGTAACACCTACATTATTATCATACTTAAGATACTTTCCAGCACCTGTTTCAAAGATACCTTGAACATTATCGATAATTAACTCATTAGTTCCAGAAAGACCTGCCACAGATAATCTTAGATTGGTTCCAAGAGAAGTAACACCTACTGTAGATGCAGTTAATACATCTCCAATAACATAACCATATCCACCTTGAGATACTGTTGCGGCAACTGCAACACCATTATTGATTGTTATATTTGCTTTTCCATCTCTACCACTACCAGTTAATGATGTCAAAGAAACATTACTGAATGTAGTAGATCCACTTGCAGGAGTATATCCAATACCAGCATTAGTTAAAGTTAATGCTCCAGTAGCAGTTCCTGCAGAACCAACATAATTACCAGTTGCATTTGTTCCTTGTTGTCTAATTGTATTACCGAGAGTTAACGCAGTATCATTTAAAACAGTAGTTAAACCAACTCTAACTTTATTAGAAGATAATTCTAAAGAATCTTTAGGAAGTGGTTTGATAAATTCACTTACTGTTGTTAACGGTGGATTAGTGAAATTAACAGTTCCTGTAAATGATTTGAAATTAGCTCTATAGAGTTTAAATTTAAGATCTTCATATTGACTTGCATTCCAAGTTACACCATTCTGCGATTTAAATAGAGATCCTAGTAAAGGTTGTTGAGAAACAACAATTTGCTCATCAATCGGAGAATTGACAGTTTGAATATCAGTTTCACCCATTCTAGAAATCCATGCTCTATAGTTGTTACTTTGAGATAGAAGAACAACAGAATGATATTGTCCTCCAGCTAAGTATACAGGTGCATCAAATATCACTGTTGTTGGGACAGAAGCATCTATAGATGTTTGAATTTGATCAGGTTCTAATGTTATCTCACTGTATGGATATACTTCATTCGTCGGTAATCCAAGTTGCATTGGTCTAAGTTGAACAATACATGGTAGATGATCATCCTTAGAACTAAAGAATACTTCAATTCTAGTAATGAATATTCCATTTGGTTCATTTACAAAGAATGATTGTGCTAATGGATCAGTCTCACCAGCATTACATGCAGGTGCATTTTGCATATCCTTATCAGCATCAGTATTCCATGAATGATTCTTAACAGTTGCCATAGCAGCTTCAATTCCACCCTTATCTCCTGAATTTAAGTAATCAATCCAACCTTGAACTTGAGTATCTAATTTATCCCCTTCTATCTGAGATGCAGGTGCAAAAACCTTATAAGCAGTTGTTAATTGTGCTGCCCACAGTTCATCTTGAGTAGATTCTGCTTTAGTAGACGTACCCGTATCAAACCTAGTATCAGTTGCTGTATTAGTAATTATAGTTCCTGAACCATCTACTGTTTGAACAAGAGCATTATCACCAGCAACTTCAGAACCAGTATATCCACCATCTGTATTGGTGGAATTATCAATTGTTGCAAGAAGAGCTACACCATCATTATAACTCGCACCAAAAGTTACTACGTTTATATCAGACATAAACGAAGCTTTTGTTTCTTCCTGTGCTTGGTCTAAACTTCCACCAGCATCTAGTATATCAGTTGCTTGTTTTGTCCACCATGCCTCACCCTCTGCATCAGGAATAATACCCAATTCATCTTTATACAATCCCTGTACAAACGCAAGAACTTGATTTTCCTCAGATGCAGTTCCGTCATTTAGATCAGTGTAATCTACTCCACCTTCAACATCATGCTGTGAGATAGTCATATAGACTTGAGTAGCAGTTGTTGGTACTGGTACTGGTGCAATAGGTACTGGTGGAGAAAATGGTGGTGCTATTGGTGGTGCAGTAGGTGGTAATGCTACTGGTATTGGTTGTGGTGGATCTGGTGTTGGTTCTACAGGAGGAGAATATACAGGTACTGGTGTAATAGGTACTGGTGTTGGTTCTACTGGGACTGGTGCAATAGGTACTGGTGTTGGTGCTACTGGAATTGGAGTTGGTGGTGGTTCTGGTGTTGGTAATGGCTGTGAGTCTAATACCGTAGTATTTACAGTTACAGTGCTCTGTCCAGTAATTGCTTCAGTCTCAGTTTGTACTTGTTTTTCGTGAGTTACATTTCTACAAGATAATATATTTTCTCTATTCTTACTTAAAACACCAGCAGTTTCATAAGACTGTGATGCATCAGTTAAAATATTACCAGGAAGTTGACTATTAACATTACTGCTAGTCAACCTAAACATCTTCATTCCAGTTTCAAATTTTGGATTTTCTGCTACATTTGGTTTAGGAATGTAGAAAGATCCTATAACACTACCAGTTTGATCACTAACAAGTCTTATATTATTAATTTCTGCTTGAGCATTAGAAGTCTGACCTACTAATTGAATTCCAGATCTAATATAACCATGATAATCACCAACAGCTTTAGCAGCAAGACTATCCGTATCAACATTTAAAATTTCAGTAGTTGATGAATAAAGAGAAGGTATATTTTCAGCTCTATTATAAGGATTTCTATAATAGAAAGTATTTGGATTATCTATAGGTCCAGATCTATGATTAGCTACAGTTGATCTAAATCTAATCAATTCTGTTCCATCTAAAGTTTTACCAACAATAGTTTCTCCTACAGAAAATACTCCAGACTTCATTGTAATTTCTAGAAGTTTTGGAATCATATATTTGTTTACATCTTCTCCATCAAAGAAACCATAGAGACGAGTTCCTGGTTTCATTCGTCTTGCAGTAAATGCAATATTCCTAGATCTCATATAAGGAATAATTTCTTTTGCTAGTACTACATTACCTTGATTTGTGTCAGTAATGATTTCTCTAATATGATCATAATATCCTTGTCTCGTTCTTGACCCTGTTCTTGTTGATGTTGTGGTTGTTGTTCTTCTTTTTTCCCTTCTATTCAATTCTGTATTAATTACCCACTCATCTACATAAGTTTCATTTACATCATTACCAGTCCATACAGTGCTCCATGCATCCCAAATTACATTATCCATACCACAATGGAAATCACCATCCGCAGTTTGTACTAAGGTAGATGTATAATTTTCTACTTCTACTCTTTGTGCTGCAAGTTGAATTTGCTCGACCCAACAATCTGAGCAAGGATTTAATTCAATAGTACCTGAATAATAATTAACTAAGTATGGAGTAACATTTTCTGTTCTAGTAGCATATGGTTGATTAATTAAAACAGATTCGTCATAATCAAGTGTTAAAGTTCTACCTGTTTTTCTAATTCCATTACTTATATTTTCTACCTGTAAATCAAGTTCTGTAGCAAAAGCAGCAGGTCTTAATTCACCATTCTTAATATCAATACTATTTTTATTAATAGTCTTCTTAAGTTGAGTATCAGTAGTAGAAAAATCATCTACAAAAAATCCAGACTTAAATCTGTTTAATCCATCAACATCACGAATTTCTAAATTTGCAGTATCACTTTCAAGAACAGAAAGAGAAGTATAGAATTCTAAATTCTTAATTCTAGTTTCTAATTTATGGATATCTTTCATCTGATATCTCTTATGATCTGTTAAAGTAATACTAACATCATTAACATCACACAAATATGCTGGCAATACTACTTTTGCTATTTCAATTGCGTCATCAATTCTAACAGGTAGTTCTGGAGTTTCTGAAGGAATTCCGTTAAGTAATTGGAAATTACCATTCTTAGATAAGAATATTCTATCTATTCTTGGAAGATAGAAAGAATAGTCTAGTAATATAGATTGATCTGATGCTAAAATATTTGCAGCTGAATTTCCATCTGCAGTAAAGTTTCTACCCAAAAATTCAAAAGGAGAATATGAGGTTCCAGAAAAATCAGATACTCTAGGTCTTATATCAATAATATTAGAAACACTAGTTTCATTTATTTCAGGAAGACTGCAATAATTAAATGCATCATAAGAATTTACTGTTGTAATATCTCCAGTATCTGAAGAATCAAAATATGCAGATTCAAATACTACTGTTAATTGCTTAGTAGGTTCTTTTACATTAGAATGTCTAACTAACTTAGAATAATCATATATTGTATCTTTCTGACCATTATCAAAAGTAAAATTCTTTACTATATTATTAGACCCTACAGTCTTACTGGTAAATAAAGCAGAAATATTAGATTCTTTAAAAGTAATTACTTCATCAGATTCAAATTCATTATCATTCAAAGAGATGTAATTAATTTTAGAATCATTAACTCTAGAAACATATACACCTATAGCATTAGATTTTTTACCAATAAATTCTTCGCCTACTAATAAGTCTTGAGTTTTTGCAGTAGGACCATTAATACTTGATAATGTTATTGAAGGTAAAGATGGAGCAGCTGCATTTCTAGATTCAAAAATACCATAGATTTTAGTAGCATCAGAAACATTTAAAGAAATATCTTCATCTTGTACTCTAGTTCCATATACTGCAGAATAAGAAAGACCATCATTAAGTGTAGTAGCACCTACACCAGATTGAGAATACTTTGAGTTTGAAATTGTTAAAGTATTGATTTTCTTTATATCTTTAATCTTAGATTCTACTTTTATCTTCCTTAAAGTAGCAATTAACTTAGCAGGACCACTTCCAGATGCTAATCCACTAATAGTTATTGTAGAACCTCCTGAACCATATGCAAATTTATCAGAAGATAAATTTTCTGTAGTTCCATCTTTTCTTATTAAGGTATATAATTCCTCATCATAAGGTAAGAATGTTAAATCAGTATCTCCAGAAGAAATAGATCCAGTTGAACTAGACGATATGCTTACATCATATTGTTTTTTAACTGTTAAATAAGAATCACTTAAATCAACTGTTGCAACATGATCTTTTGGCAACTCTGTATATAAAGTATTATCAGTAGAAGATTGGAAATTAGAAGTTAATATCTTAAAGTTTGATGGATTTATAAGATTGCCTGGTAAAGCACCATCACATACACCAGTTACGGTTGTCATACCAGTAATAACTAAAGATCTTTGAGATACACTAGTAATTCTACTAAAAGTTTCTTCATTTATTCCAGTATTTCCATAAGACACTATATTTCCAACTGTCGTAATTCCTGTAAAGAATCTGGCAGGATCTGTACTTGTTACTGTACTTACTCCTCCACTAGCAGCACTGATATTAACTTGACCTATATTGGAAAGAACAGATTGTTTAACATCTGCATTAAAGGTATAAGCTGTTCCTACAATACCATACAGAGATTTTGCATCACTAGAAGAATAATTTGTTATAGTATTAGCTATATTTCCACTTTCAATACCATTGAATATAAATTGCTCACCAGGAATAAATCTTCCTTGCACATTATAAGCAGTAAGAGCAGTACCAGCAGATACGTTATATCTTAAGAATCCTTTAGCTCCACTAGATTTACCTTTAATATGAGTAGGAGTTGTAAGAGTTACATTAGTATTGACTGTTATATCCGTATAAGATTGAACATCGTATAATGCAATATCCCATTGATTTGTATTTGAATTTACAGCATCATAAGATCCAGACTCTAATGCAAAATCATATACTCTTGCGATTCCAATTTCTTTACCTGCAGCTGCAATGCCAGAACTTCCTATTCTCTGATCTCTTAAACTTAATGTGTAAGTAGTAGAGATTCCTAAATTGGGAGATCCACTTACTCTATTTAAAGCAAAGGTAGGACCAGTGACATAATTTAAACTTTGATTTTCTAAAAGTTTAGTAGTTCTTGGTTTTTTAAAATCAATAAAACTAGGAGTTATAGTTTCTACTTCATAACCTTTAACATATGCCTTTCCTGGAGATAATTTATAAGTACCTAAATCATCACTTGGAGTTTGATTGTTATATGTTAATTGATCCTCACTAAAAATACCTTTATTTCCTTTAAAATCATTTAAAGTATCTTTAGGAGTTATTGTAAATGGAGTAACATAATAATCACCAGATTCATCAGCAGTTCTTCTTGCAAATTCTTTTGCTAACTCATTATATTGGAGATCTTTTTCAGAAGAAACTATGACTCCTTCCCTAACTTCCATTAATTCAATGAAGTTAGAAATAGCACCTACATTATCAGTTGATTTTTTAGTTAAATAAACTCTTATTTTTAATCTATCTGCACCAGGTGCATTGTAGTTATTAAACCCAGATGCATTATCTGCTAATTTAGGGTCAATATCAGAACTTATAATTTCCTCATATACTTCTAATCCAATTTTATAAGAAGGTCTTGTTGAAAATGGTTCGAGAATAATTGATTGTTCAGGTACATCTATAAAATATCCTCTTACAAAATAAACACCCCCAGTTAAAACTGCTCCAGATCCTATAGATATGGCATTATCTATTGTAGAGACTGTTGCACAACCTTCTCCACTTTGTATAATAACATTGCTAGTTGATATTTGTCCTTCTAATATTAAATTTTCACCAGGAATAAATGTTCCACCTTCATCTGTTGCTGCTGAAGCATCTAGATAATTTACAAATAAAGTATATGGTTGTCCAGGAAGAGATGCTTTATTTAAATATGCTTTTATTTGAGCCTTTACCCCAGACGTTTCTCCTATTAAGGTTTTGTCTAAAAGTTTACTCAGATATCTATTTACAGAAACACCAGAATAAGAAGTATTGATTCTAACCGTAGGAAACGCATTATTATATTTTACCCCACCACCAGTTACTGAACTTCCCTCTTTGAAAAGGTGACCACCAAATCTTTCAATTTGATTTTGAAGAGTTGATTGCAGTCCAGTTAGCTCTCTAGCCTGAACGGGAAATCCAGGTTTAAATAATGTTTTATAGTAATTATTTTTAGGATCAAAATCGTCAAAATATGGGCTGACGTTAAGATTAGTTTCCTGGGGCATGAGTCTTTAGAATTGCAAAATAACTTTAATATCTTCTTTTTGGTTAATAGACCTAGTTACAGATGGTCTATTGTCAACGTAAATTATATTACCTGAATATTTTTCAACTTCTGGACTAGAAACTCCAGCAGTAAATCTTTGTCCAAGGTTATATGTTCTATTATTTATTGCAGTTGATATACCCGTAAACGAGGTATGAATTGCTAAACTATTATTACTACCATTATCACTAACAATAGTAAGACTTCCCGAAGATGGAGAAGCAGTAAATCTATTTAACTTAAATCCATATGTAGGATTAGTCTTCAGTGAACCATCAGTATTAAATCCAACTAAACTTTTAGATTGCCAATATTTTAATACTCCAGTACTTTGATCATATGAAATAACTTTACCTACTGCAGTAGATCCTATTCCAATAGTTTGTCTTACTTCATCATCAGCCACAAAAACAGCAGTACTATATCCAATACCAGTTAGTTTCAAAGCATAAGCAGCACTAGCTTTGTCAGATTGCAATAAAGCCGTACTTCCATTTTTCTGAGGATTTTCTACAAGTCCCACTCTAGCAATTTGGTTTCCTGTAGTAAAATCAGGATTATCTGAATCATTTTCAATTCTAGAATAAACTAAAACATTGTAAGCACCCAATTCCCTGTAAACATCTGAACCATGTCCACCTTGAGGAGGAATAATTACATTAAAAATAGGAACAGTAGTTCCAGTAGGAACACCTCCTGCAAGTAAATCTAAAGTTCCATATGTATATCCAGATCCCCCTTTAGAAATGGTAACAGTATCAACTTTCGAATCATTATTAACAACAATCGTAGCCTTAGCACCAGATCCATCTCCTTCGATAGGAACATCACTATAAGTCCTATTTGCAGTACCTAAACCAACACCACGATTAGTTACAGTAACAACTTTTATTTGTCCACTAGTTGCAGCATTATCCCTAACAGCAGCTGTTTCTGTATTAGTATCCCAATCTTGAGGAACAGGAATAAAATTAGTAGAATCAAATTTTACTAAATCATTTGGTTTAATTGTATAAAGATATTTCCAAATATATCCATCTCCACTATCACCTGCTGCTTTTGGTTCAAGATCTACAAAAGTAGGTTGATCTAATGATGATTTGCCATTTGGATTTTCTGGATTAGTTCCATTATTCAAACAAATATAAACCCGATAATCTTCATTTACAATAAAATAATTTGCTCCATACAAACTAGTAGCACCTGAAGGTTTTGATGTATTTGTTCTAGTAATATCTCCCCTATACATATCATACGTTGTACCAGATAACCAACTATTTCTTTTAATTACTTGCCTAACATCAGAAGATGAAATTTTCTTCAAACCAATCATAGTATCCCAATAATCATCCTCTTGATCAAAACTATCTTTAGGTGCAGGAGGAGTAATATCCCAAGTAGAACTTACTTTCGTAGCATTGGGTAATCCTACAAAAGAATAATATGAATTTGCAGTTGAACCAACGCCAGCAACAAAGTTCTTAGCATTTAATATACGAAGTTGGTCAGTAATGATGGCGGCCATTTTTATTAGACTTTTTTACTTATTTATTAATTATAATTTAAGTATCTAAGTGGATTTACTCTCTCAACTATAGGAGAGGTAGATACACCTATTATACCGTTATTATATGTAGCGAAACTCTTAGCAGTTGTTCTACTAGGAGCAGCAATTCTACCCCAAGAATATTCTCCAAAGAATTCACTATGTCCAAGTCCACTCAATCCATTATAATCTTTAACACTTACAGTTACTTGAGCTAGATATGTTGATCCAACTCCGATTCCATTAGTTTGACCAATAGAAACTGCAGCAACCTCATAAACATTATCTAGGAAAGTAGATCCAGTACTAACAGTAGAACTATTCTGATACAAAGAAGTAACACCGTTTCCTATATTACTGTTAGAAACTACAAAATAGTATCCAGTTTGTATTCCACTTATTGTAATACCTGTTCCTACAATAGAATCATCTCTTAAATATGAATCGTCTGGAATTAATAAATCGAATACAATACCAGTAGAAGCAACACCAACAGAAGTAGTAGAAACACCAGATATAATTCCAAAATCTCCAGAATAACTTACATCAGAAATTTCCTCAATATAACCAGAAGGTTTTGGTTGTCCAAATAGAACTGGAGGTGGTTCAGACTGGAAGTAACCAGTTCCACCATAAGAAACTGAAACTGCATTAATAGATCCAGAAGATATAGTAGCAGTTGCAGTAGCAGGAGCTATACCAGTCGAGAATGTTACCTTTTCTATACCGTAGTGATCATAGAGAACTGGATAACCAGCATCTGCTACTGCTCTAAAGGAGAAACTAACAATACCAACTCTAGCATACTCAGGTAAAGGTAAAGTATAATCTAGTGGAGCAGGATTTGTCCCTGCAGATGTATCATCTTTTCCTGCAGCAATAAGAATATAATCATCAGTATTTCCTGTTCCAACTAATGTAGTAGGATTTACATCTATTCTTAGGGAAGAAGACATTGTAGGAGTTTGATAGAATAAAACTAAACTTTCTCCTCCTTCTCCTCCACCAGGAACTGTTCCATGATTATAATCAGGTGCTTCACCACCATTAGTATCATCACCTCTCCAAGCACGGATAGTTATTGATCTAGCACCTGTAGTATCAACTGGTGTTAAAGTAGCCCATCTATTACTAGAATTACTATCTCCAGAAAGATAACTTGTACCAAAAGCAAATCCTCCAAGAGATCCTGTACCAGATCCAGGTTCTCTAATCCGCCAACCATAATCTCTTGTCAGAACATCAGAAGTTTGTAATCCTACAACTTGAGTATCAAACAAATTATAAGTACCGATAATAACATCAGGAGCAACAGTGTAACCAAGTCCTATATTAGAAACACTGATGGAGGTAATAGTACCAGCAGATGAAACAATAGCAGTACCAATTGCTCCTACAATAGTATCCTGAGATGCTATTCTTACTTTATTTTGAGCATCATAATTTTCTTTAGAACTGTCAAAGAAGGTTTTTACATTTTCGACAAATATTACTGTAGAACCTAAACCTACTGGTTGTATTAAATTAGTATTAGGATAGACTAAAGTTTCCAATTCTGTTCTTGTTTTAGGAACACTATTATTGTTAATAAATTTATCTTCAGTTTGCTTGCACCAATATAATGCTCTGGTATAAGATTCGTTAGTACTAATGCCAGGACCAGGGTAAATATTGGTTGTTATAGTGTCAGTAGAATTTATTTTAGTAACACTTCTCTTAATTTCATCATAGAATTTATTATCGTCTTGCAGTCTTACAGTATCACCAACTTTAATTGTTTCTAATATATCCACTTCTCTAGTATCAATATCACCTGTTCCTCTATAGAAAATTATTTTTGAAGTATCTCCCACTTTAGGTGGTTCAGTGAACGTAATATAACTACCACCATCAAAAATATAACCTCTACCAGGAACTTGTAAAATATCATTAATGAATACTAGTAAAGCAATATCAACTTTAATATCAGACCCTTCTCTAGATTTAATTGCAGTTTGAACGTTATTAAGAGTCAAAGCAAATGAAGTATTAGATCCATCAAATAATTTGTCTAATGGGTCAAAGACTTGGAAATCTCCAACAGTCCATCCAGAAAAACTATCTGTATATGTTTCTTGTATATCAATTTCAAATTGTTTAAATGTTCCTGAAGTAGGTATTCCAGAAATTCCTCCAACATCAACTGTCAATATTTCTCCTTCACCATAACCATAACCAGTATTTCTTAAACTAAAGTCTATTACACTAGATCCTTGTCCAACAACTATATCTACTTTTGCTTCAGTTCCTACACCAGATGATCCTGAACTATAAACTAATGGAAGATTTGTATATGAAAGTGGACTATCAAATACAACATCTGGTGGATTAGAAGTAGTATATCCAGTACCTGGATTTGTAATTGCAACACTTACAATATTACCATTGCTTATAGCAGCAGTTCCTATGAATTCAATAGCTGGTATACCAGTGCTTGCAGTTTGAACTCCTACATTAACAACTGTTTGAATACCAGCTCTATATCCAGATCCACTATTACCAATGCTAATAGAACTGATCGTTCCTAAACCAGAAACAATTGCAGTTGCACCAGCAGCTACTAATGGTTGATATCCAGTTCCATGAGTAGATCCTACAGAAAGAATTACTCCACCAACAGGAACACTCGCAGTATTAGGATCAGATCCAACAGAAGAAGCTGCTCCAGTATATTGAATACTAGTAATACCAGATTGTTCTATTAATCCATAGTTTCCAGTTACGTTTACAATTGAACTGCGTTTTGGACCTTGATAAATTTGATTGGTAAGAATAATAGCATTACTGCTAGAAATTCCACTAACATTAGATTTATTGGAAGTTAAAGTAAATGTAGTACTAAATCCAGTAAATCCTGAAGAGATGTCATCAAAAATATAATTTTTACTATACGGTTCTTGTGTTGTTCCAGGTGTACCAGATCTAATAAATGATCTTCCATTAAATGTTGATGAAGTTGACACTCCTATCCAATCAACACTATCTGGTGGATTGGATGTAGTAGAAAGGGGAGTTAATCCATACGGTGCAGTATAGAAATTAATTGTATTATCGACAATATTATATCCACCATTAACTTTAGTTATTTCAGATCCAGCAGAATGAGTAGCAATTCCTGTACCCATCCAAGGACGTTTTACAAGGAATACATTCGTACTTCCAAATCCTACAGAATCTACTCTCATTATCTCTTCATTAATCTTAATTAAATCTCCCCCAAAGAAAGATGTTACTCCTACCAGTTCGATTTTGTCATCTACCTGAAGAGCTTCTGCACTTAGGCTAGAAGTTACTGCACTAGAAACTAATGGTGATTGTATTACATTATCAATACTTACCATTACTCTTGCATTTTGATTCTTCGCAGTAAGTGAATGAGTAGTTCCAACACCTACAGCAGAAAGAGTAAGAGGACTTGGAACTACCTTCAATGCATCCTCTGCAGTTGCTGCTAATTTAATAGTAGAATCATTTACCTTAACAGCATATACTGTTTCTGGAAGTTTATCGGTAGAACCAACACCTGGAATAGTAGCAGTTACAATACCTATATTTGCAGTCGTTCCTGATGCTGCTGGTGTATAAGTTAATTCTTCTCCACTAACATAGAAATGACCAGGAATTCTTATTGTATTTGCAGCTACATTAACAATAGTAGCAGCACTTCCAACAAATCCTCTTTGGAACATTGGTGTTTCATTGTGTGTAAGATTAAAGGCACGTTTAACGTCTGTTTGTGTACCTTCATATA